CACACCTTGGGACAGTGTGGTTGTGGTAAGTGCGCTTCTCTTGGCAAAGGGAAGTGTAGAGTTACCCAGCTCAATTAGCGCTCCGGGTTAATTACCCACAGTGCGAGCCAACACTATTACGCAAAGAATTTTAATAGCTGGCGAGGGCTTGTCACCCTCAATTCCGAAGAATGTGATCAAACTTTCGAGATGTTGGTCGTGTTTTTCTTTTGCGATAGATAGCAAACTTATCGCTCCTCCTGCAGGGTTTGTGGAAGAAGTTAGGATGACTTCTGAAGCGCTCTGCCCTTTTGCATACCCATGTATGTCCGGTCGTTGCAGCGACCTCCTTCGCTCTATTACCCAACGAGACCCAACCACTCCCGTTGTGTATTTCAAGAGACCGACTTGCTTACAGAAGCAAATTCGGGAACGTGTATTCCGTATCGCCAGTGAGAAGCAGGCGATACAGAAGAGCCGTGAGGCTCTTGACTGCCTTTATTGGCGGTCGGTACTTAGTGCTTCTGAAGCCGGGACTTCGTTGCCCCGGTCTAACTGGACTCCGTCTAATGCTATAGTACGGGGAACAGAACCGATTGTCCGCAGCAATGTTTGCCGTGAGGTCGATCACTTGGTGTTAGTTGGTATTGAAGAAAATCCGGGCCCTGGTTTGGTCGTCTTCTTCTCCGACGAGACTGTGGTCTATCCATGTGCATTTATTGAACCATTTAATGGTATCACCTGCGTAGTTCCTGCGCCGTTCCTGGTTGGCATTGAATCCAACCCCGGACCGTGCAAGAAGTGCGGTGCCGACCGATGTGATTGTAGTCACTCGGCCCGTTTTCCCAAGAGGGGCAAGACACACCGACAAAAGAAGAATGCCAAATATGATGAAGCCTGGCTGAAACGAGTTGCTGACGGTGATATCTCAGAACAGTTGTTAAATAAGGACTTTGTGAAGGAAACTTTGCAAGTTCTTTTTGACAAGGAAGCTGATGATGACGCTGTTGCTCTGGACCTTGCTGCTCAAGAAAAAGAAAAGGAGCAGCTGGAGTCTGAATCAAAGCGGCTTCGCGCCGGACAGGTTAGGGAATTCACCAAGGGTTTCCTCCATTTTACCTGGCAAACTAAAGAACAGGACCCCCACTGGAGCGTCGCCTCCTTTGTTAAGTCCTGGTTACGCATATCCGACCTCGCGACAAATCGCATTGAGTTGCTGGAAGACGTCATCTCTAACGATGAGGTGGACTTACGTCCTATGACAATGAAGATTGTTAAGGACTGTGAGGACCCGCATTGGAAGATGGTCCGTTTTACCAAGCACCTTGGTGGATCTGAGGGCGGGTATAAAAATTTCGTTCCTCTAGGATGTGGAGGGTTAATCACCGAAGAGTTGATTTGTGACAAGACCTTTGTCGTGTCAATGGCTGCGCTCATGGAAATATTGAAGCCCGGCGTGTTGGCGATCAATGACCCGTTAAGAGCCTACCAGATCATGGAGAGAACTTATGCCGATATAATGGCGCTTAATATGCATGTGGGCATAGAGCGTCTAGGCATGAATGCCACATTCGAAGTTGCTTGTCGTTATTACGATGCCCATGTCCAACGGGTTAAGTTAATAGCCAATGCGGATTTTCCGCTGAGCCAGAGCGCTTATTTGCATACGGTTACAGAACGACCGAGGTGTGTCTCCCTGCTTTACCCCCTGTTAAGCCTGACCTCCGTATTTCTTTTCGTATTCCTAATCTTATTCCTGCATCACGGCCTCCTGTTGCCGTATCATTGGGTCCTGTTTGGTCTGGCGTTTGCTTGCCTCACCCCGATCCTTCTAGTAGCATGTGTATGGCTGCTGGTGTTGAAAAGAGATTTGGTTTTAGGCCTCCTACTCCTGATCAAGCAATTCTTCGTCGCTTCTTTCGTTTCGTACGTAAGTGGGTCAAGACGAATCTCACGCCCCTTTCCTCGGACTTGGATCTGCGTGTTGACTCTTGGCTTTCTGGTACTCACTACAGTTGTGCTCGGCGTGCTGAACTTCTCGACCTCTGGAACCGACTTGGTTCGAGGGTCGGAGAGGCAAAGTATTCTAGGTGCAAGTCCTTTATGAAGGACGAAACTTATAGTGAATACAAATACCCTAGGGGTATTAACTCACGGTCTGACCTCTTCAAATGTTTTGTAGGCCCTGTTTTCCAAGCCATCTCAGATGTATTGTTTAGCAGGCCCGAATTCATTAAGAAGGTTCCCGTGAAAGATCGCCCCTCATACATCATGTCTTTTCTGCAACCTGAAGGAAAACGCGTTTTGGCAACCGACTTTACGTCGTTTGAAGCGCAGTTTACGGAGGATATCATGAAGTGTGAGATTATCATGTACAAGCATATGACGGCCCATCTTCCCAACCGGGAAGCTCTCTGGCACACCTTTGATAAGGTACTGGCAGGCAAGAATTTTTGCCACTATAGAGAGATGCTTGTGGAACTAAAGGCAACGAGAATGTCAGGTGAGATGTGCACCTCGTTGGGTAATGGTTTCTCAAATTTAATGTTCAACCTCTTCATGCTTAAGCAACATGGAGTGCCGTTGAACCAGGTCCGAATTGTTGTCGAGGGCGATGATGGTCTTTTCACCATTCCCCCTCGTTTTTCTGACTTCAGCGGAAAGTCTTACGCTGAGTTGGGACTAGTGGTCAAACTTATCAACGTCTCTGACATTACCGAGGCGTCTTTCTGTGGGCTGATCTTCGATCCTGAAGATCTGGTCAACATAACAGACCCCTTGAAAGTGTTGGCGTCTTTTGGTTGGGCATGTGCGCGATATGGTAGAAGTAAGCTTTCAAAGCTGAAATCTCTCCTGCGTTGCAAGGCTCTTAGCTATGCTCACCAGTACCCCGGATGTCCGATCATACAGGCTCTTGCTCTATATGGCCTGAGACACACGGAGGGAATTGATATCAGGCGAACTGCCCTTCAAGGCGGTTGGTGGGAGAGAGAACTGCGCCAGAGTTTTGGCGTTAATCTCCCTTGTAAGCCTGTACCCGGGCGCACGAGATTACTCATGGAGAGAATCTATCGCGTGACGGTGGACCTACAACTACGCACTGAAACCTATCTAGAAGGGGCTGAGTATGGTGAACTCAACATTCCTTGGTTAAGTGGTCTGGCGGACGGTAGCTGGACGTCGTATTCGACACGATACACCTGTCGAACTCGCTCATGGTACGCTTCAGGCTGGATTCCTTGCTTCGGTTTCCGAAATAGCCTGTTGCCTACGTCGATGAAAGCTACCTAAGGGAAGAAAACCCTACACCAAAATAACACCACAACCGGCACGCATGCAACCCGGCG